CCCAGGACTAAGCTGCTGCCTTGATGAAGCCGGAGCCCCGCCGTATCCAGGGCCCCCATACGCAGGAGCCCCGCCACCAATATTCGGTTGTCCTCTACCCATGAAAAACTCCTTAATAGTAATCGGCCTTAACAGGCCTGAACTTCTCTTGCTCTTCATCTGACACTAGGGGGATAAATCCACCTTGCCGGAAACGAAGGAGAGCTTGTGTTGAAGAGTCTACGAGATCGTCATGTTCACCTATAGGGAACGAAGCGAACTCCTCTATGACTTCTTCTGCAAATCTCTTGTTAGGTCTCCACACTATTCCTGATGCAAACAAATCAGAGACAGCGTTAACTCTCGAAACTTTGTCATTGCCACGGGAAGGAGTGTACTCTTGAACCGGGATTCCCATTTGCCGTAGTTCAAATATAAGAGGCATCCCAGCCGCTTTACCTTCTACGATAAATGCATCGGGCTTCCACTTTTCCCATGTACGAAATGCTCTGGCTTTAAGCTCCGGAAACTCCAACCTCTCCTTGAATGCATCGAGAAGAATTATGTTGGTTTGCCTTATGCCAGATTCCGAATCCTTGTAGAAAACACCCCATGTCGTGCAGGCTGAGAAGTCAGCTCTTTGACTCTTCAGGAAAGCTGTATCCCAAGACTGAATGATAAAATCACATTCAGGAGGTTTTTCATCGGGCCACTCTCTCCACCACTCACGTTTAATGATGGCACTTTCTTCTGACGTAGGATCCTGTTGATACTGGGCTTGCCATTTGGTTACAGGTAGCTCAGCCTTCAGCTTCTCCAATTCCTCTAGCTGCCAGAACCCAGGCCATAGAGCTTTGCCAGAAGGAAGGATGGCGGGGAATTCGATTATCTCCCACTCATCAGTCCCTTCACGTTCTATCGAGGATCTTAGTATCTGCCCAGTGAGATCTCTCTTATGCCAACGTGTCATTACGATGACAATGGATCCCCCTGGCTGTAGTCTTTGCCGGGGGCCTGATGTGTACCATTCGTGGACACGATCAAATATGGCCCCGTCTATGCTCTGGCCTTCCTGCTCGGAATGGGGATCATCAATAATCAGGAGATCCGCGCCTTTTCCGGTGACAGCCCCGCCTACCCCGATAGCGAAATACTCACCACCTCCGCTCGTATTCCATCTCCCCGCAGCCTTTGAGTCTGCCTGGAGTCCCACACCTGGGAAAATCTCCTGGTACTCTTTGCTACTGACTAGATTACGAACTTTTCTGCCGAATCCAACTGCGAGTTCAGCAGTATGAGAAGTCTGGATTACTTTGCCATCTGGTTTCTGCCCGAAAAACCATGCTGGCAGTAGGTAGGAAGCAAACTCAGACTTGGTGTGGCGTGGAGGCATATTGATTATGAGTCGCTTTAACTCCCCCCGTGCGACTCTTGCAAATGCATCCGCCATGATGCCGTGGTGAGTACCCTCTATGAAGGCTGGCCACATATTGTTCACAAATTCTATGAAGTTCTTCTGTGACCGTTCCCGCTTACGGACTTCTCCTAACCTTTTCAGGAGGAGATGCATCCGCTTGAGATTTCCTTCGTCTAACTGGTCTATCTTGTCTAAATACTGATCAAGTTCAGCAGAACTGGCCAAAGGCACAACTCCCCCAATAACGCTATCGGTTATACCCGATCTACCCTGGAAGTTCGTTTGCCAGAAAAATCATGAACCGGTTTAATTGGTAATCTATAGCTGGAATGATCGGAACTGTTTTTCAGAATGAAAAACGCTATAGACAAGGAATCGTGGTTTACACCTACTCGGTATATATCTAAATACTTACAGTAGGTGAACCGGACTAGGTGTTGCCTAGAACGATCATATACCCGGTATATGAAATGGGTTATGGCTTTATTATAACATACAGGGGGTCTTGACGGTTAGGCAACCCTTTTGCCACAAAAAATCGAAATAAATCTAAGTGGTTAGAGGTTGTTTTGCTGTAGATGGTGTCTCGAATCTGTAAGTACCTGATCTATATAGATAATGCTCTTAATCATCTATTATATCACTAGATAACATAGACTCTATTTCTGCTATTATCTCGATGTCTGAATCTGGAATCGGTTCAGAAACTTCAATTTTCGATTTCTCGGCAAACATCCCTGCTTCGATCCCTAATAGTCTCAATGCAGCTACGCGGGAAGCACTCGGGGTTTCGTAATTATCTACTTCATCCCATAGTTTTTGCTTTACAGCCTGCCTCTCCATTATGGCAGTTCTGGCTTTAACCTTTTCCATCTTGGTTCGAGCCTGATCCAAGGCAGAAACAACCCCTGGATGTGCATGTAACCTCGCAGCCTCAACCCTTACGGCACGGTCACTCATATTCTCAGCGGAATATGCCTGCCTATAGGCATCTGCATAAGTCCTAATATCAGGATCTATCACAGCATCCACAAAAGCTCTCTGTTTCCTGGTCAATGCCTTACCCATAACAAAGCTCCTCCCCTTCGGGGGAAGAATATTAGCATATTAGGGTAAAAAATAGCATATGAAATTTTTGATATAATTTTTTGATATGGGAAAGTGCGGTTTTGGGGAATCGTTTGCGTGGAATAGTGTTTAAAGCCATACGGGCACCGCGCCTGCGCGGGGGGGGTGGGGGGTAGTACAATCGTACCAATTCGTATGGGTCCTTTTGGCCTCGGGTGATCTGGCCTCGGGGTAAACCGCTAGGGTGATTTGGACATAGGGGGAAAGCCTACCCCTCTTTCACTCCGGAGCCCGATTCCCACCCCATTTTCCCCCGCCCCCATTCTCCCACGATAGGGTGCGGCTAGGGTGCCTCTGGGGGCATCGAAGGCTAAATGGTACACCTGTACTGATTTGATATCATGTTAAGATATTGCTTGACATCATCCTCAGGGTATGGGATACTCTCTTCATCGGGGGCCGATGAGGCCCCAAACGGGAGGGCATAGCTATGCAGAGTTTTAGATTTAGAGATGGGCCGACGGGTCAATGGAAGGATTGGGAAAGCCACTTTTCCAGAAGTCTGGCAGCCCAAGAGAAGAGAGAGATTCAAGAGCGTAGGAGAGGCGAGGAGGGGAGCGAGTCCTCTCGCCACAACCATAATAATCAGGGGCGGCATCATGTGTACCGCGAGACTTTCCGCGACATTATGCAGTATGGCGGTGAGACTCAGAAGGCAGAGCAGGAGGCAACCATAGACCGCAAGCGTAGTCAGGAACGGCGCATCATCGGGCGACCACTATCCAAGCAGGAGCGGCGAAACGTCAAGAGACTACGAGCCCAGGGCCGCGACGATGAGGCAGAGGCCCTGCTAATCACGATCCGTTCGAGGCAGCACATATCCCCCAGGGGGTAGTTCATGCCTCTGGGGGCATGAGATTTCCGGGCCGATAAGGCCCAAGCCTTTCGGGGGGCAATTATGTCCACCGGAACAGGGGCTAACGCCCCATAGGAGTATCAAAATGTTCAAGAATAACCAGAGAATGCTCGAAACAATCGAATTGGGAAAAAAGATCAAGACACTTGACGGGGAAAAGAAGAAATCCGGTCAGGACTACGACGCCAAAATCAATCCCCTCAATTGCAAATTTATTATCAATCTGACCCTAGAGGCACGTGAGCAGGGATGGGTCCCCTCAGGAAAGAGGACGTTCAAGGGTTCAAGCACGATTGCTCGCAGGATTCAAGACCACGTGATCGAGAGCGCAAAGTGGAGCGAAAAGAAGACCCGAACCACTTGGGAGCCTGCCCCTAAGCTGGCAATTCACGAGGAATTCTCAACTTGCCAGACGAAAGCCGATTTCGAAAAGAAGTTCATGGAGCTTGGTCTGAATTCTAGGAATGGCGTCATTGCCTTTCTGGTAAAGGACCCTGAGGTTCAGGCGCGATTCAATGCACTCAAGTCGCTGCATCGTTCGGAGCAGGCTATTGCGGCAATGCCAAAGGGTTCCAAGGCTGCGACTGCTAAGTCGGACAAGCTCTTCGAGCAGTATCTGGCGGGTCTCGAAGCACAAGAGCAGGATAAGGCCGTGAAGGCTCAGGCTCTGAAGGCCGCATAATTTGATGCCTCTGGGGGCATAGAAATCGTGGGGGATTGATCCTCACTCTTCTATGCCCCCATGTCTCAGGAGAAAATGACATGAGAACCGAGATTATTGGTGGTAATGCGTTCCGATTTGTGGAATCTGAAAACTATGAAGAAATAATGAGTGAGACTTGCGACACCTGGGATGATGCGAGATCTCTTATGGATAGATCTATGAGAGAATATGTGGATCTTCTAGTTCACCTGGATGCACTTGACGACGACACCCTCACGGGTAGATCTGAGTATCTCGACGAGCAGATACTACAAGCCAGCGAGGATTCGAGGCATCCCGTGAATAACTTCGCGACATCCGTCTGGGGTCGAACATTCAGAATCATTGCTGAATAATTCAATGCCCCTGGAGGCATAGAAAGGGAAAGCATGGACATAACAATCCTAGAATATTTCGGATCACTGGAAGCCGCCAACGCTCGCGGTCGCCAACTAATAGCCCATAGCGAAAGCTGGCAACACGTCACCGTAAGGGAACGTTCGCATAACACCCCATCAACACGCTGGGAATTGCTCTACGAAGGATCTCCGAAAGGGTAACTAGCCCGTCACCTTGAAATAATCCCATGCCCCTGGAGGCATAGAAAAGGAAAGGAGTAAGTCATGAAAACTATAGTGAGAGGGGGGCTGAAGATACGAGCCCCATTCGAGAAAGGTAGAGCCAAGTGGGTATTCCATGCCCCGGAAATCATAACCCAACACGGATACTGGGAATTCAAAACCAGGGAATGTCATTTCAAGAAGGCTATCAAGCTCCTCAGGATCCAGCTAGATCACATTAACTCGGAGAGGGATCGCTTGCTAGATCTGTACATTGACTCGGAGAGGGGTCGCTTGCTAGATCTGTCCAATATCGAGTTTATCGCTAGCAAAGTTAGAGAGGAAGAATCATGAAAAAACCTTACTGGAACGCTCGAATTGCATTCCGAATGTTCAAGGATCGTTTGTCATATCGGATCAGAAGAAGATTTGCACCATGGATGGTCGTGAGTACGGGAACGGATTGCGATGGTATGAGGTGGGAAAAAACCTACCGATACTGGACTCGGCGTGGAGCATCTGAAGATCTTGATGCTCAATATTTGTGGTCCGAGGGTCCGATGAACGGATCGGTTCTATTTGCATGGACACGTAAGGCCCGGGAATGTGAACGCGGAATCGGATGGGCGGATAATCGTGACCGATACGCGGAGAGGGAAGGATATTGATATTCAATGCCCCTGGAGGCATAGAAAATGAGGATTTATGACGGCAATACTGACCGTAAAACGTACTTTCTGCCCACTCTCCAGATCCTACGGATACACGATAACCCACTACCACTCCCTGGATTCATGCTGGGGGGATAATGAGCAGGAGGCAATCAATACCCTG